CATTACGTTACCATCTCCTTATCTGATTGTTTACCATAACCTTTGATGATTCGTGTTGCTTTGATACGATCATTGTATTTCGTTTCAGTCTCTTCCCACACATATTCTTTATCGTATGGTAGTTTACCTGAACCTTTAGTCATGATGAAGTCTTCAACTGGTAAGAAGATGGAAGTTTCCCACTCATCAATAGCAAGATCTAGGAACTTACTTTCGCAGTGATTATAAAGATATTTATGCACCAATGTTCGAGGCATGTCAATCATTCCTCTCTCTAACTTCTGTATGATCTTGACTCTTCTCTTTGGTCTGATATAATGTAGGTTTGCACCATAGAATCCTTCTCCATCTTGCTTGATAACATAGACGAGTGGAAACCTATCATAGTATGGCAACCACTTTGATTTTGCCTTGTATTCAAAGAAGTATAGGTGACCCTCTCTTACTTTCAAGCGCAGTAGATTTTCATCCTGAACCTGATCATTAGCATCTCTCTTCTCTTGACGCAACAGTTTAGTTGGTGTTGCTTCGTATGTTGATGCTAGTTGCTTTACTTTACCTTTGTACCAACCAAGAGACTTTTTGTCTCCTTCTGTAGCATCACTAACCTTCTCAAAGATGGTAGTGTACTTGTTACTAGTGTTTCCAAATCCTTTAGCGTTTCTTCTTGCCATTGTTTTTTATCCCTAGGTGATCTTCGTTGAGGATTACAAATGACATTTGCCTGTCCTCACAGAAGTCCTCCGCCGCGTCCCATTTAGCGCGATTCTTTATGTAAGTTAGAACTTCTCTTTTCCAGGCAGCTGTTTTACGTTTCGGTTTCTCATTAGGTTTTTGTGTTTGTTTCTTTGGTTTCACTTCAATGATGTACTTCTTTGCCTGTCCAGTACGTGACTTGACTTTGATGTAGAAGTCTGGATAGTATCTATGAACTCTCCCATCAGTAGGGCAACGGTAAGGAATAATTATTTCCTCACTACCCCACTCAATGATACTGTTATTATGATCACAGAAGTCCATGAACTTACGCTCCCACAAACTGCGATAAATAATATTAGTGGGATTACCCTTATACTTCCGTGGGTAGGCTGGTTTATATTTTCCAGAATAAGGCATAATGTTTCCGCACACCTTCCGTAACTATTTAGATGGCTAAATCTATTTCATCATTTGTTAATGCTATGAATGCCAATGGTGGCATGTCATTAACGACTGGTTATAACATTAGTTGGATTTTACCACCCACACTAAAAGGTGATCTTACTAAACGCTTCCCTGGATGGGAGCAAGATGAAAGTCCAATTAATATGATGGTCGAGGAAGCACAGCTACCTAACATTCAGTCTGCTACGGGACAACTACAAGGCAGATACCTTGGTGAAAATCAGATTCAATATCCCTATGCAAGATTGTATAGTGATGTTTCTTTTACATGGATGTGTGATGCCAACCTGACGCCATTAAAGTTCTTCCATTACTGGTATAACTACATGTATAGTGGTAGTAAATCATCTGATGAAATAGGACTAGATGAAAGTGGTGAAAGTTTCGGTGGTGTGAAGAATCTTGCAGGTACAAGTGGTATTATAAGTCGTGAAGTAAGGATGAAATATCCAGAAAAATATCTTGGTAAATGTATTGTTATTAAGACCGAACCTGGTGCTGCTACTGTTGATGATAGAGCATCAATGGCATTTGTTTTGGAAGACATCTTTCCATACTCTATTGATAGTGTACCGTTGTCGTATGGAACATCACAGCTCACCAAGGTTAGTGTTAACTTCCACTATGCTAAACATACTGTCATAGATAATGACATCTCAAAGTATGGTACTGGAGGAGACTTCAAGAAAATAATTGATGACTTGAAGAAATCATTTGGCGTAGGAAATTGACTTTTTGGTTACAGGAATTCCGAAAAAAAATCCCCACCAAAAATTGCCTCAAAAAGTCGAGCTAAATAAATATACGAATTGAATTTACATATCAATGGCATTACCAAAACTTGGCGTACCGCAGTATGAACTGTCGCTGCCTTCTACTGGAAAAACGGTAAAGTATAGACCATTTCTGGTAAAAGAAGAAAAGGTTTTGCTATTAGCAATGGAATCGCAAGAAGAAAAGCAAGTTATTGATGCTGTTAAAAACGTACTAAAGTCTTGTGTTATTTCTAGAATTAAAGTAGATCAATTACCATCATTTGATCTAGAATACTTGTTCCTTAAGATTCGTGCCGCTGCTATCGGTGAAGTCATTGAAATGACGGTAACTTGTACGGATGATGGCGAGACTAATGCGACTGCTACTATCAATATTGATGAGGTAGAAGTTACTAAAGAAGAGGGGCATAATAAAAAGATTATGTTGACTGATACCACTGGTATCCTGATGAAGTATCCTAGTATGGATAGATTTATTGAGTCTCAATTCTTGAACAAAGGTATTGATGCCGATCATATCTTTAACTTCATTGCAGAACATATCGAACAGATCTTTGATGAAGAAGAGGTATATGATTCTTCTACTACTAGTAAGAAAGAGTTTCGTGAGTTTGTGGAGTCATTGACTACCAAACAATTTGAATCAATCCAAAAGTTCTATGAGACTATGCCTAGACTTTCTCATACGTTTACGGTAGTCAACCCAAACACAGGTAATGAGTGTGAGTATACTATTGAGGGATTGCAAAGTTTTTTCGCATAGCACTCTTCCAAAACAATTTGGAAGGGTATTACAAAACTAATTTTGCCTTAATGCAGTACCATAAATACAGCTTGACAGAGATTGAAAACATGATGCCTTGGGAACGTGAAGTATACACGTCCCTCTTGATTCAGCACATCGAACAAGAGAAAAAGAAACAGGAAGCATCTAGATCCGCCTAATGATTTTCAACACCCCAGCACCAGAAGATATCGTAAGATGGTATAGGAAAGGTGTGCCTGGTGGTGGACAGAACGATCGCATCTTTGATAGATTAAAAGCAAAGTTAACTGGCGGCACGGATGATAGTGGCACCAGTTACTTTTCTATGTTGGAGAAGAAACTCTCCACGCAAGATGCTGATATAATTATCAAGAACATGAAGACGGATATCGATGGATATCCTATGCTTGAGACTGGTAGTACCAGTGGTCAGGATGAGAGAAGATATCAAGAATGGATTGTAGAAAGGTATCTAAAAAAATCTTTTACAGAAGGATTTACTGACACAACTGTTGCTGAAAAAAAGAAAGAAGAGGTAGCAGAAGAAGAAGCAGAAGAGATTGTAGAGAAAGCAGAAGAAGAAGTAAAAGAAAACATTGATGAAGCAGTTAAGGCAGTAGATGAAGTAGTAGTAGACAAACCTGTTGTTGAAGAAACTGCACCAGATCTATCAGATATTGTAGATTTATTGCCACCAGGTATGCTTGACGCTGTTAATCAGCAGACAGGTCAGAATTATGAGAAGACACCAAAGGAAAAGAAGCAGAAAGTAGAAGCAATATCTAATGCAAAGATACTCAAGACTCTGACTTCATCTTTAGAGAAGATTCAGGGGCAGTTGTCTTCAATTGATAATGAATTAAAGAAACAGAATGAATTGTTTGGTGCTGCTGTTGGTACTACAGTTAGTAATCTCAATCAGATTGAAACAACCTATGATTCATTGAACGATAGGTTTGATGATATCTTGAATGCGATGCAATCGCAAAATGAGACTGAAAAAGAAGAAGAGGAAGCAGCAGAGACGGCTGCATCTGAAGCCAACATGGAAGGGCAGGAAGATGTAGCAGATGTTTTTGGATATGAGGATACTACTGATCCGATGAAGAAGAAAGGTGGTGGACCTGATTTCCTTAAATTTCTACGCTTTTTAAGATTTCTTCGTGTTGGTGGCATTGGTAAGATGCTCCGAAGAATGAGGAACCCTCTTAAGACTGGTCGAGCCCTGTTGAGAAAAGGCAGGATGGGTCTTGGTAATAAATTGCGTAAGATTCCTGGTGCTAGACGATTATCAAGTGGACTTCAGAGATCAACCAATAATCTCCTTCGTGGTGGTTCTGGTAGAGTAGCTCAATCTTTAGGAACAAAAGCAACTAAAATAGGTGCATCTAAAGCAGCTGCTAAAGCAGGTTCTAGATTTATACCAGGCGTTGGTACTGCACTTGGTGTTGGATTTGCTATAGAAAGATTTGCCAAAGGAGATATTGTGGGTGGTCTTCTTGCTAGTGGTGGTGCTATCCCTGGTCCTGTTGGGTGGGCTTTCCTTGCTGCTGAATTAGGATTGATTCCTCTTGCAGAAGCAAGGATGTCTCATCTTGAAAAAGATAAAGAGAAAAAATATGCAACAATGAAACTTGAAACTGGGGGAGATCTAACTCCAGAAGAACAAGAGGCAGTCATGTATGGAGAACAAAGATCTACTCCAGAGGAACTTGAAGCAAAAGCAGAATACACAAAACAAATTGCTGCTCGTGAAATTGAACCCCTCACACCACAAATTAAACAGTACACCCCTAGTTTTATAGAAAAGATCACTCCAGGCGGTACATTCTTTGGTAAGTTTGAGCAGGGCGGTAGTGGAACTGGTGTTCCAGAATTACATGGCACCGAGGCTTTAATTGAACCTGGATTCTACAAAGATCTAATGCGTCCTATTGGTGGTGCAATCTTGGCTGCTAGTAGTAAAGTATTGTCTGATGTTGGACCACTAGCAGCGACAGTAGCACCTAGCTTCCAGCAAGAGGCATCAAAAATAGCAACCGCATTTGATGTTCCTAAATCACTTGCATCAACAAATGTTGGTGGATCAATTGATGGTGTTGCTAATAGTCTTAATAAAATTTCTAGAAAAACGGAAGAAGAAAATCCTCTATTTAGAGAAGAAACGGTGCAGTTAACTGAAAAGGAAAAGAAGGATTTAGAAGAAGCAGATGAAGGTAGTGGTAATTTCTTTTCACGTATTGCTAAATTTTTTGGTATCAAACCAACAGGTCCTGATGGAAAACCAGTTCCACCTGCGGCCGCAGTAAACTCTAACTTAACATCAACAGGTGTAGTTAATGATAGACCATGGAACACTGGTATTAAACTAACTAATCTGACTACAAAAGATGGTCAGTCATTTAAGGTAGCTAGTATTGTTGCTAACCAATTTAAAGGATTCATTGCTGATTTAGAAGCGACTGGATATGAAATTAGAACTATTGGTGGGTTCAGAAATGCAGGCACTGGTGGTGGTGCTGGTCCTGATGATCCTGATTACGATCAAAATAGATATTCTCACCCATATGGAGCATCAATTGATATTAACGCAAACGAAAATCCATATGACCCTACTGGTAACAATTTAGTTACTGACATGCCAGACAACATCGGTGAAATTGCTGCAAAGCATGGACTAGGATGGGGTGGTGCATGGAATAGTGTGAAAGATGCGATGCACTTCTCTGCTATGAAGAAAGAGGGCGGCAATAGAGATTTTGATTTATTTGAAAAAGGTGGTCCTGCATATGCAACAGGTGGTGTTGCTGGTATGTCAGGTCAAGAACAGATCACTGTTGGTGAGGAAGGTCCAGAAGTTGTTATGAAGAACTTGGTGTATGGTGTACCACCAGTTCTTGATCATCTATTGGCAATGAATGATGCTGGTACACCATCTGAATTAATTCAAACTTATCGTACCTTTGTACCTGAAGTGTTGGAGTATGATGAAGAGGCAGAATCAATGGCACAGACTATCATTGTCATGTCTCCACCACAAACACAACCAGAACCAACTGTAGATGTACCTCGTGATAAATCTGTAATTAGACCTCAAATGGGTGTTGCTCCAGGAAAAGCAGCAATGTATATCGCTCTCTTCAACTAAATATCTAGGGGGAATCTAATAAATGGCAGCATTTACCGAAGGGTTTACAGATACAACAAAACCAGGTAAGGATCATATTGGTAGTATGATCTCGAAGGTTCTTGCTGCAAGAAAATTTGCTAGACAAGAGAGAGAAGCAGCAGAAGAAAAGGCAAAGAAAGCAGGATATGATAGCCTAGAAGAAGCAGGTGTAGAGAAAGGTTTCTTCTTTAAGGCAGCACTAAAGAATAAGTTTGGTGGATCATATATCAGTGGTAAGAAGCAAGACATTGAAAAGGCAGTTGATCGTGTCAAACTGCTAAAGAATCCAAAGGCACAGTTCTGGAACTTTGTAGACAATAGAGACGCTGACGGTAAAGACATAAAGAAACTGTCTGACGTTGAGAGATTCCGTAACCAATTTGATAACTATAATTTTCAGAGTGCAAAGAGACCACCTGAAGGTGTAAAAGCAGAGACACCTGCAATCCCTAAAAAGATATCTCCCTTTGAGCTTGAGCAGAAGAGACAGTCTCTTTCTCAAGAGAAGATGCTTGCTGAAACTGAAAAGAAAGTAGCGGCAGCAGCATCTGGTAACAAGCAGAGAGCAACTAGAGAAGACCTTCTCCAGGCAATCAATGCTATTGCCCAGTCATTAGACAAGACAGCACAGTCTATTAACAACAGCATCGGTGACTCTAAACAGGTTGCTTCTGATGTTCATGCAATGAAGACTGATATTGTTAATCAGTTGAGTGAAAGAACAGATAGTATTGAGGACAAGTTAACCAAGATCGCTGAAGCAATCAATGCACAGACTGCATTGAAGAAAAAACAAACTGATGATGCAGAAGGAACGGTCAAAGAATCCAATCTAGAAAAACAAGCCAAAGTTGTTACCACTGATATCGCAGAGGACACCACTGATGATACAAAAGATCTAAAGGACGCGGCATCTAATATAAAACTAGATTATAATCCAGGATCAGATGATGAATCACCATCGAATGATGTCAAAGAAGGTCCACAAGCAGAGCGAGGTGCTATCTTATCTGGACCTGATAGTGGGTATAAAGTACCTGGTTTGACACTACATGGTAATGAGGCAATCGTACCATTAGACAATAACTACACGCAAGGAGAACCAAGTGCGGTTGATGGTAAGGTAAGACCAACACCATCAGAACCTATGGTTCCTCCTATGAATGTTAATGTCAATAACAGTTATGAGATGGGTAAATCATTTTCTAATGTCAATAACAGTTATGAAGAGGGAACTCCTATGGGTAAATCATCTCCCATTGAGATACCTAACCTGATGGCAGATAGTAGTCTGGAACAACCATTAGTAGATGCTATGGCATTACCAACAAAGATTGCTGGTGGTATGGCGTTGGCTGCTAGTAGTGAGTTAGTCAAACGACTATCTGGAGACAGTCCCGAGGTTGCTAGTGAGATGGCAAAAGTTATCACTCCACTCGCCAGTGTATTTGACTTACCTAAATCATTGGTAGGTAAAGCAAAGGCTGGTGAAGGTTTGAAGAAAGAACCTTCTATCTTGACTGGTGGTGGTGGTGATGAAGAGAAAAAGAAAAAGAAAAATGTATTCCAAAAAGTATTTGATGGTCTAAAAAACCTGTTCAATCCAGATAACGATCCTCCACCACCAAAAGACACACATAATCCTTCTACTACAGGATCGGGAGAGGCTGGTGAGATGATTAGCACTGGTGCCAAGACAACTTACTATGATCCATCACTTGGTGGTATCAATGCTAGTGGGCATAAGACTGCTGAAGGATTGCCTGCTACATCTACTGGTGAAGGATATAAGGAAGATGTTTTTTCTGCGGCAGCATTTCCTCCATTACTAAAAACTCTTCCCAAAAATATGACAGTTCCTGCAGCAAAATTTCCTGGTGGTAGAACTCTCAAGAGTCCTTTTAATGTAGTTGTAACTAATACCAAGACAGGAAAGTCTGCTGTTGTTAGGGTTAATGATGTTGGACCTGGAGTGGAAGGGCACTCAAGTAATCATATGCTTGACTTAAGTGTCGCAGCTAAAAATTATCTTGGTACTGGTGAGGGATATAGTATTGCCTATGCAAAACCAGGATCAAAACCAGGACCATTAGTAAAAGAAAAACCAGAACCAAAGGCAACACCAGATACTTCAGATCTAGAAGCACAACCAGATTCTGCACAAAAAATTAGCAGTAGCTATGGAGCAAAGGTAGGAGAAAGAATACACTTTATGCATAAGGGTGAACGATATAATGCATATAAAACTACTAACGGTTTTGAAATATTCCAGGGTAGGCAACGTTTTGAGACGAAGGGTGGATCTAATGCTGATCTAGTTAAATCTTTAATGAAAGCAGGAGAAGAACGTATCAAACCACCAGTAACTAAACCACCAGCAACTAAAGTAGATCCAACACAGACATTGCGTGGTGCAAGTAAAGAAGAAAAAGCACGAGTAGCAATGATAAATATGGGCGGTGAGCAAACACAATCTGCTGCTACTGGTGCGGTTCCTACATCACAGGGATCTACAGTACCTCCTGCTGTTTCTTCTTTATCTAAATCAATATTTGCAGTTGATGGTGTGACCACATGAGTGATAATAACCAAGAGTTTCCGTATGCCTCTAGTTTAAAACTAGAAGAGGCAACTATTACTGGTCTAGATGGAACTGAAGTGCCACTAACAGGGTTGATCAAAAGTTTTCAATACTTTGAAGACATTGACATGCCAAGTATTTCTGTCAACCTAGACATCGTTGACAACGCAGCAAATATTATTTCTTCTCTTCCTATTTCTGGATATGAGAATGTTGAACTGGTATTTGGTGCTGCTGATGAAGAACTATTGACACTGAACATGAAGGTGTCAAAGATATACAATCGCTTTTCTGCAGATAGGTATCAAGAGTATTCTCTTGGGTTGGTTTCTAATGAACTGTTAGTCAATGAAACTACTAGATTAGGAGAAAGGCTATCAGGTAAAGCAGAAGGCATTGTATCTCAACTAATAACAGAAAAGTTAGGAACTGCAAAGAAACTTCTCAATGATCCTTCTATGTTTAAGGTAACTTTCTTGCCAGGTAAGAAGACACCTTTCTCTATTATCAGCTCGTTGAAAGAGAGAACTGTACCTGAAGATAAGAAGACATTTCCTTCAGGTTCTAGTACAACATCAGAATTACAAATATCAAAGGGTAGTGCAGGGTATTACTTCTACGAAAACTATGATGGATATCATTTTAGATCAATTGACTCACTAAACTCTATCGAAACTAATCCACCTGTGGAGACATTCTTTCAAGAGAATGATCAACTCAATCAACAGAATGCTCGCCGTAAAATCCTTGACATTGACTTCCAACAGGAGATTGACATCTTATCCAAGTTGAGAATGGGTACGTTCTCTAATGTTATTTGTTTCTATAACTATAGCACTGGTGCTTATGAAGAGTATGTTTATAATTTAGGTGATCGCTTTGATGACATGGAGCATCTAGGATCCCAGTCTGGTCTTGCTAAAGGTCAGGCTGATCTTGCAGCAACTCCTAGTAGAATCATGTCTGTGTTGATGGATCATGAGACTTGGTTTGATGGTGTGGAAGTAGCATCACCAGAGAAACCAGATGGTGGTAAGAAGAACACAGCAGAGTTTCCTGATTGGCAGAAGTATGTCGTAGCGCAGTCGATTGCTAGAAAACAATCACAGAACAACCAGCAAGTCTTTATTCAAATACCTTTCCGACCAGATCTACGTGCGGGACAGACAGTTGAGATTATGATTCCTAATAACATTCCTTCATCAGAAAGAGAAGAGAATGACATTTATGACAAGGAACATAGCGGTGCTTATTTGATTGCAAAACTGCAGCACTCCGCTGATGTTTTGAATGCAAAAGCAAATACATATCTTACTTTAGTAAGGGATTCTTATGGCATGCCAGACGAACCCTCTGATGTAGAGACTAAATAAAAATAAAAGTATTGGTATGGATCCAGTTCTATCGTCATTTATATCGACTAATCAGATAGGCGCTGATGGTTTCAACTGGTGGATCGGACAGGTTGAGACAGGGAGAGAAAGCGACCCTAAAAAGTCTGGTAGATATCGTGTGCGTATTGTTGGCGTACATTTAAGAGAAGGTCAGAAGACACCGACAGAGCAACTACCATGGGCAAACGTAGTTATGCCTGTGACCACGCCATTCAGTGATGGTGGTGTGACTGGCGCTACAGCAGAGCTGCGAGCAGGTAACTGGGTCATTGGTTTCTTCCTTGACAATGATAAGCAGAGACCTATCATCATGGGGTCTGTTGGGCACACTGCTGGTGCTACTGTCATCGACAATGATGACCCAGTTGCTGGTGGCGACGGATCTAGAAATCTTAAAACTGTTACTAGTAGTCAAGCCAAAGCAGTAGCACATTACCCTCAAAATGCTCAAGATGGAAAGGATCCAGAGACTGGTGCTAACATTAAAGGTGGTGAAGTAGCGGCAGCGGATCGTATAAACCCTCCTGCTATTATTATGGCACTACGTGGCAAGCATAGTGAAACCAATCCTACTGGATCCCAGAACTGTGTTACTATTGCTAACCCCAAGTGCGGTACGGAGAGTAACTTCGGTAAGCAGGTACAGAATATCATTGGTGATATGCTTGCTGCTAACCAAGCATCTGGTGGACAGTTAGGTGACTTCTATGTCAGTAAAATCAATGGATTCTTGTATGATAAAGTATCTATTGCAAGACATCATATTGGTAGGGTTACTAAACTTGTCCGTAGTCTGATGGGTCGTGCCCAGTCAGAGATTATTAGGAATCTACGTGAGGGTATCAAAAACCTAGTTAATGGTCTCCTAGGCATTCAAGGAGCACTTCAACTGAAGGAGCAAGTACCTGCAGATCCAAAAGTAACAAAGAAGAGTATTGGTAAGAAAGGTCGTCTATTAGACGGTGTGCAGAAAGTTCTTGATCAAATTCTTAAGGCACTTGGATGTTCTATTGAGAATATCACTGACATGTTGGCAAGATTCTTAACAAATCTGCTGTTCGACTTCATCATGGATGTGTTCTCTCCTGCTGCTTGTGCTGTCATCAACCTAGTTGAGGGTATCGTCAACAAAATTCTAGAACTTCTGGAAGGTTTAATCAGTAGTATATTAGGACCACTGCAAAGTATATTAGGAATATTAGCATCACCTCTAAACATGATTGGTGGTGCTATCGGAAAGGTAATGTCATTCCTAGGTATCTCATGTAGTGGTCCTAGTAGTAGCTGTCCAAAGTCAACTGTTGTATGTACTGACTGCAGTAAAGATGATGAGGATGATTGGTTAGACAATCTTCTAGACAATCTTGCCGATGGTGATACTGGAGAAAGATTCTATTGCGAAGAGTCAGCTGATTACTTGGATCCCAAACCAACCAGGATTATTTTTGTTGGTGGTATTCCTAACGAACCTATTCCTATTCCCAACCAAGATCCAGTACCTCCTGGTCCTGGTAGAGAGGACACACCGCCATTCAATCCAGATCTTGTACCAATTAATGACGACGATGATGATGGACCTGAATTGCCTGATGAAGACGATGATGATTTCCCAAATATCTTTCCAGATGACGACGATGACGGTGATGATGATGTGGTGTTGCCTATCACATTTGATGGTAGTAGAGTATACTCTGTCATTGTAGATCCAACTATTGTAGCTGGCGGTGGGACAGTAACATATACTATCAATACTTCCAACGTACCTAGTGGTAGTGTATTGACATATGCATTGACTGGTGATATAGTAGAAGAATATATTAATGCTACTAACCCATCTTTGATAGGAACTCTTAAGGTTACTGAATTTGAGACTCTTACTCAAGAGTTTCTTGACGAAAATGGAGATTTACAAACTATTGACATTCCACGTTGTAGTGCTACGGTATCTCTTCCTATGAATGAGGATATCGAATTGAATGATTCTCAAACATTCAGATTTACTCTGTTTGACCCAGGAAATTCAAGTCTGTCTGATGATAACTTTGATACTGGATCGTTTGCTGATGTAGACATTGCAGCAGACTATGAGTCAACTATATTCCCTGATAGACCAGAGAATGCTGTTGAAGATCCTACTATCTCTGTTACCAGCGACAAACTTGCATATATTGAGGGAGAAGACATCATCTTTACTGTTACCAGTACAAATATCCCTGATCGTACAGAATTTAACTGGATTATTATTGGTGATGTTGACTCCAATGATTTTGTTGGTGGTACTACTGCAGGATCGTTTAAGATTGTTGACAACACAGCACAAGTTGTTGTTGGTATCTTGGATGATGAAAGAAAAGAACCTGCGGAACAATTAACATTCCAGATTCTAGGAACTGAAGCATCAACTAATGCAACAATCTTCTCTAGTGGTGGATTTGAAGATCTTACTGGCGATGGTATTGATGATGCTGATAATGCGAACACACCTGATCCATATGTTCCGAACAAGCCAAGGGCAGGCAATCCTATTACTGGTGGCGATGGATCTATTGTTAGTATTCCCATCACAGACACGGGTGAGTCATATGCTGAAGCACCTCAAGTCATCGTTTCTGGTGAAGGATTTGGTGCTACTGCTATTGCTCTTCTAGATACCAAAGGATTTGTTTCTGAAGTTAGAGTTACTAGATCTGGTTTAGGATACAAGCGTAATCTTGCAACTACAAATGACGTACAATGTATCATTGATTCGTTTACTCTCATTTCTCCAGGTATTAGATATACGTCTGCTCCAAAGGTATACATAGATGGTAAGGAAGGCAGAGCAACTGCTATCATTGACGATAGAGGTTATGTTACCTCTGTTCAAATTAAAGATAGAACAACAACATATGAAAAATCACCAATTATTAAATTAATTGGTGGCGGAGGATCTGGTGCTATTGTGTTGCCAAACATGATCTGTCTCTCCTCCGAAGATCTTAACAGCAGAGGACTTGTTAAGATCGGAACTGGTCTCTATATTGATTGCCCATAATGCCATCACATCCATCAAATCATACTGATAATCAACACCAAGGTGCTAGTTCAGGGCAACCTGTTAAAGAACCTGCTGGTGGTAGAACATCTGCAGTATCAGAAGATGAATTTTGTTCAGCAAAACCAACAGTTCACTGGGTGTCTGATGGTTGGACATGCATGAGTTGGGAGGGTGCTGACGGGCAACCAGGAGGTTATACCGTTACTAATGGGCAAAGTGCCATGTTCTTTGATGAGAACGGCAACATGACCTTCTCTACTGGCGTTCCAGGTCAGGCAGGTTGTGGTGGTAAATTAATTCTCAATACTGGTGATCAATTACACAAAGCTAGTGGATCAATTGCAATTCAAGCAACTGGTGGAACATCGGAACGCACAGGATCTGGTAGAACAGGAACAGGTTCTGCCTCAAAATCAGATCCTGCATACTCTGTCTTTGCCGAAGGAGGGGTTGCTATTGAAGCACAGGGAGATGAGTGTGGTATTAAGGGGGATAACGTTATCATCCATGCTATTAAGACATTAACTCTTAAAGCAGGTGAAGTTGTTAACATTGAGGTTGGTGATGGTAGCGGTAAGTTCAATGTATTTGCAGGTGATATCACCTTTGATGCAGAATTTTTGAACGAAAATATTGATGGTCGTAAGATTACAAAAGGATCTGGTGAAGTTGTTGTTGATCAACAGACTAAACCTGGTGCTACCCATGTTATTAACTCTGTTGGTACTGTTACTCATAGAATTCAAGGTAATTATGAAGTCGATGCTAGGGGACGTTATCGTGTTAGAGCATTAGGTAACCTTAACTTCGAGTCTACAACTGGTGGAATGTATACCAAGCTGGCTGGAGCATCTTATAGCACAATTTTTGGTCCAAAAGAAGAGAAAATTGTCGGTCTTAAAGGACCAGCCGCTACAACTGATCCAACACAAACATATAAACTTGATCTGGGACCGAATGCGATGGGTATGGTGATGAAATCTGCTGGTGGTATTGGTGTCACTGCTTCAATCGGTAATAGTTTCTTCATTAATAAAGTAGGTACATTGAATGTAACTGCAGGTGGTACGATGACTGTAAAAGCACTGTCAATTTTCCTCAACTGAAAATCGACCTTCGGTTACAGAAATTGCGAAAAAAAATCGCCCCCAAAAAATCTCCAAAAAGGTTGATGTAACTAAATACTAAAGGGAAATTGAGTGAGAGTATGCTATCTACACAATACCGACTACGACTGGAATTTATTTGTAAACGTATAGCAAATAATGACGATGTAAAACTAGATGACATGATTTGGGCACAAAAATTAGCAAAAGCAAACACATCTGCTAATGAGATGTTAAAAATGGCAAGACGCCAAGCTGCTCAAGATATTCAAGAAGGAAGCACTGATGATTTTCTGAATAGGATGGGTTTAGGAGATCCCGATCCATCCAACCATAAGAAGGGATTCACTGATGCTGATGATATTAAGGATTGGTTTCAGCAAGATAAACCCTCGGATTGGAGGCAACGTGACTGATTATGTTTGTATCGCTACATGGGACCCTATTTTTGAGATGATGCGCTATCATTGGGTACATAAGTCTGAAAAGGATCCTGTGCAATTTGTGAAAAACCTCAACCCAGAGCAAGAAGTGCTATGACAATTAAGATCACTCCTCAAACATATATTGATATGAATAAGGAATTTGAAGATGATAATATACCTTTTAGAATTGCTATTCCCACACAACAAGTAATTGATGAGTGGGCATCTACAACAGCGCCACATTATCAGGCACCACCAGCAGTAGATATGGTTCAAGAAATGTGGGATGCTATTGGAGGACGCCCTGATGAAAAATGAGAATGATGAAAAGTTTGCACTTGAAATACAACTAGATAATATATGCAGAATATTAGGTGGTGAAGCAAAGTATTATTTCTGTTCTAGTAAAAACACAACTCATAGAAAACTGGTAATCGAATATGAACACAGCAGTAATCTACAGTAACGGCAGTCAAGAGTGTGAGCGTATTGCAGCACTACTCAAGTCTATCGGAGGAGAGTTTCACGAGTATAAACTCAACGAACATTTTACTCAAAGAGCGTTTGAAGCAGAGTTTGGAAACGAAGCTACATATCCACAAGTTTCTATTGGTGCCAAGCATCTTGGTAACATGCATGACACATTACATTACATGAGTGACAAAGGAATGTTTGTGTGATATAATAGCGGTTGGTGACTAAATAAAAACGTAGTCAAGATGTTATGAAATACTCATTATCTCAAGCATACGTTTTTTATATGGGAAGTGTGGTACGTATGTATTTCATACAGAGTATCCCCTACACATTTGACGAACTCCCACTAATTATTCAAGAGCACCCATCAGTTCAGACTGAAGCATTGCAAGGTCGTGACTGGGATGACGAAGAATTATATAAATGTTCTTCATATCTTGCTGAAGAGGAATGTCATCCTCTGATGTTTGATATTGAAGTTAATGATCCTGAACTATTACCCAAAGATGATTGAACAATTTATAGAATGGTTTGAAGGAACATGGGAGAATAAAGTCCAGGCATTTTCAAACCCCGCTAGGTTTGCTATGGTGCGTCTACAGCACCACAAAGTGCCTGGAACGGACGCTATGTTCTATGGCGAACAAGCTTACAATTATCAACTACATGCCCCTTACAGGCAGTTTATCGTAGAAGCAATTGAAGATCCTAATGGTCAAATTAGGGTTCTTAATTATGATTTTGAGAAATATCGTTATTTGGGTGCTCTGAATCTAGAACAAATCAAGTACGACAAGGGGTTGACACACAAGCAAAAGTGTGATACAATTATGACTTACGACCCAAATAAAAACCAATTTAACGGTTCTATTGACGGTTGTGAGTGCTTGGTTCCCTACAAGGGAGATCAAATGACCTATGTCAGAAATGAGGCAACTCTTGGCATAGACTATTATAATGTGGTTGATCGTGGATTCCTTGTAGGAACTGTAAACCAAGTTTGGGGTGGTCGTTTTGGAGAGTTTGAGTTCAAACGTATGCCCCTGTAGCTCAGCTGGTAGAGCACCGCTTTTGTAAAGCGGTTGTCGCAAGTTCAAATCTTGTCGGGGGCTCCAGTCGATGTGGCGGAATTGGTAGACGCGCCAGGTTTAGGTTCTGGTGGGGTAACTCGTGGAGGTTCAAGTCCTCTCATCGACATTAGGAAATTATGCAATTCGCTTTAGAAACTTACATTAAAGACATTTCTGTCTGTGATGATCTCATTAAATTCTTTCATGAGTCTCGTTTCTCAAGTATGAATCGCGGTCCTGGTACTGTATATGGCAGCAGAGGAAAAGTGGGTAAAAAGTCCACAGATCTCTCTGTATTTCCTTCAGAACAGCGACAATTTCCTATAATCATGCGATATCTAAATCAATTGATTTCGTGTGCTGATCAATATATCGCAAAATTCCCATGGTGTAATGAATATGCTCCTTGGGGTTTGACTGAAGGTATCAATATCCAATGGTACAAACCAGGTGAGGGGTATTATGATTGGCACACAGAGCGGTGTGATGCTAATTCTCCCATGAGAGATCGACATCTTGTTTGGATGACATATCTAAATGATGTTGAAAATGGAGGTGGAACACAGTTCTATCACCAAAACACAACTGTAGGAGCGAAGAAAGGTAAAACCTTGATATGGCCTGCAGACTGGACTTATACTCATAGAGGTGAAGTTGCTCCGAATGAAGATAAGTACATAATTACTGGTTGGTTTAACTATGAAATCACTGGATGAATACAATTTTAGTGGTCGTCCAGTGACCTCCATGAATATCCTTCTTCTCATCAGTGATTTAGAAGGATCTTATCAAAATCTCAAATGGATGGGGTTGAAAGAAGACATGGAAACTCTTGAAGAAATGAAACGTAGATATTACAAACTCTACTATCAAAAAAAGAAGGAAGAGAAGGCAAACAATCCTCTATAGCTCAGCTGGTAGAGCACGGAACTGTTAATTCTGTTGTCCCTGGTTCGAGTCCAGGTGGAGGAGTTGGCGATACTGCCAAACCAAACCCCTTCCGTGTGCTATGAAACCTCCCTGCAAGGGGAGGTTTTATTGTATAAATAATCCAGAAGAATAGTCCTAGAAGGAACGGGTTAATTATGCCTCTTACAAGACTTGATAATCTTTACTCAAGTAAAACAGGTAAGTATCTATATGTATCGCCAGATGACTTTAATGCGACAGATGAGTTAGACAATAGAGGTAACTCCCCATTACGTCCATTTAAGTCTATCCAGAGGGCATTCCTTGAGGTAGCACGATACTCTTACCTACCTGGTAAGGATAATGATAGGTTTGACCAGTTCAGCATCATGCTGATGCCTGGTAACCACTACATTGATAACCGTCCTGGTCTTGTAGAGACTGCTAATCCCGAATCTAGATATTTTGATTCTGGTAATCTAATTGAAGCGAATAAACAGCTTATTGTTGATCGTTCTGCTGCAGAAATTTTCGTACAACACCCCGATTTCTTCTATCCTGGTGATGCTGCATCTGATGATGGGTCTAGATATGCTGACGCATATCGTCTAGTACAGTTGAATCGTAAGGAGATTGTAGACAAATCTGCAGCACATCT